AAATCCTAGGTTGCTTTGCATTTCTAACTCGTAAGGAGATATTCTGCCTTGTAAATATTGTCTCTTAAAGTTATCTACTTGATCGTCATTGTATCCCCTTGTAGCACTTATGATCTCTGATTGTTCAGCAGGAGTTAATGAACTTAAAGCCTGTGCAAACATTGTGTCTATATTGGATACAGCACCACCAAAGGGTATCATTGATTCTTGACCTGAACCTGTTTGGAATGGTTGACCACCCCAACTCTCTTGCATTGAATTACCACCCGGAATCATACCAGTTTGGAAATTTGCCTTCTCTTGAGCTGTTCTAGCTACACCCAAATCAGGAACATATCCTTTCATGGTATTCAATGCACCTGTAGTAGCATTGTTATATTGTGTTGTATTTGCTAGAGGATCAATGTATTGCATCTGACCTGCTGTGTAGTTGTCACCTGCTTTCATTTTGCTTTTATCAATAAATGATTGGTAACCACCATCTCCACCTTTATCTTTGTAATAATCGTACTCTTTTTGTGATGTGGTTGCTCCCATGACACCCTGCTCTTCCTTTGAGACACTTGTGCCACGATCCTTCAAGAGCTTTTCTAGTAATTCCATGATACCAAAATTGCTTTCTGCCATCCTATCTCTCCCTTGGTTTTCCGTAAGTATATTCTATTTTGTTGAATTTGTTCGTCATTATTGATTCAATAAGTTAGCTATAGCACCAATAACATTCCCTCTCATATCCTTTATTCCTTGTATATGACCTTCATCATCTGTCTGATCAGGGTTAAAAAATACACCCATAGCTCTAACAATGTTTTCTGACATATTCGTTGTCGGATCGGAAGAAAATGGTTGACCATTAATACGAGTTGGGTTCAACATGGCAGTCACAAAGAACTTACCTAGAATTTCTCTTGGGTTGTTTAGTTTCTCGTTTGGATGATCGGCTGTATTAATTTTATCCACAACATCTAAGTGAGCAGTTCTTGGATCATTCATCCAAGCTACATACCAATCATTTGCTGTTGGTTGCATGGTGTTAACCCCTAAAGACATTGCTATATCACTTAATGGTGTTCCATTACCCATCCAAATATCCATGTAATGTCCATACTCATGTCCAGTAATATTCTGTTCAGCAGGTTTACTAGCTGTGCCTTTAGTGGTAACGTCATAGGAGCTAAAATCAGGCGCTCCACCTGCAAACGTTTCAGTTGTGTCAGGTGTACTAGGAGTACCTCTTGACAATGAAGCTCCTTTTCTAGAAACTCCAACATAAGTGTTATCACCTGAATTGAGCCAAGGATTATACGAATCAAAACTAGGTGATGTCAAACCTGTAGCTCCTAACAATCCTGCATCTGTCCTATTTGAACTTTTAGGAATAAGTGACCAACCTCCACTAAAGCGAGGAGCGATGTTAGTATTTCTATCCTTGTTTAACCAATTCATTTCATGGAAGTCTTTCCCCTCTGTAGCTGTGCCATAAGGAATATCTCTACCTTCAGATGAAGATAAATGAACCTTAGTTGGAAAGAATCTTTTTTTATCTACCTTTAATCCAAACTCCTTAAAGGTTTTTGATGTTTGATTAGCAAACTCTTTCCAAGCAGACTTAGAGCCAAGGAGTCTATCTGTATCATGAATGTTCTCACCAAACGTCTCAGATAATCCTTTATGATGCACATCAACTGGAGACTGAACACTTTCATCCATCACTCCACCTCTTTGTGCATACAATTTTGCATAGTCTATCTGTTGAGGTCTAGGTTTTTTAGGTTGAGGTCTAGGCTCTTCGTATCCTACCAAACCCTTAAAGCTCTTATGTGCATCTTCTAGTAGGCTCATGCTAGTAACCCTTGTTCTATTATGTCTGTTTTGAGTAACCCGGAGTCTATTTTATTTGCTTCACCATATTGTGGCAATGGTATTACTTTACTGTCTTCAGGTAAATTAGGTAATGCTTTCCTCATGTTTTCTATTAATTCAGGAGTAATTTCGATGACATAATTTATCTCACCATCTATTTCCATTTCTTTGAGTTTACCACCTTTATACTTTTCTAATAGTTTACGAGCTGCATTAGGCAGTTGCTTGTCATATATATTACCATACAGCTCTTGGTATCTAATATTGCCTTTTTCGTTTAAATCTCTACTTCTATTCCATTTATCTAAAATTTGCGAACCATTAGACCAGCTAATATACTTTAATCCTTTTGCATGTGCCTTTTGTAATGCATCTTGTAACCCAGTTGTAATGTAAATGTCTTTATGTTTTAAAGGAGTACGATCCATTACATCGTGATCTTCCCATCCGTCTCTTTTCCTTTCTGTAACAACTTTTTGACCATCAAGATAGCTTTCTATATCACGAAATCCTTTAGTTTCGTGAAACTCCTGTATGTCAAACTGATCACTATCAGGATTGCTTGGACTGTTTTTCCAATCTGCATTTACATCTTTTTCAATTTGTTTAGCACCTGATTCAAACCTTTCAAATGAGTTTTTATACTCTGGACTATTCATGGTAGCAGTAGAAAGACCAGTAGTACCACCACCTTGGTGAGTAACTATGCCTTTGTGAGCCATTTTTTTAATACTTGTTATATTTGCTTCTTTAAAAATATAGTTAGGAATATCTTGCAAGGCAGCCCATGCCGTATCCATTTCGCCTTGTTCATACCTGCTGGTAGTTGTATTCCACGATATATCCATAGAATCTTCGAACACATTTAATGCTGTAAAGTAACTAGATAAATCTTTATCGTATACTCTTAATTTATCACCTATATCATCGTATTCAGTTTGAGTAAAACCAAATTGTCTTCCATCTTGTATCCAATCAGACTGCATCTCTTCAATAAAATAAATAGGACTATCTGTTTTAATTAAAGAGAATCTATTGATTCCTGTAGGTGGTGAACCATCTACATTGTAATGGCCCATAGGTCTTATTGTTTTACGATAACTGATTAAGGTATTTGGGTTACTACCATAATGACCTGCTGTGTATTTAGATTCACCACTCTTAGGTACAAGACTGATTAATTCTTCGGAATATGTATCTTCATATTTTTTTGCAACAGAACCAAGATAACCATGATACTGGGATTCACGAGTACCCCTATCATCACCAGCATCACCTACTGTTTCTAGGAAACCTCTTTCTTGTGCATCAGTATTAAGCATTGCCTGTGCTCTTGGTAAATCTACGCTATCTGCAATTAAGTTCATTTCAGGATCGTAAACAAAATACCCATTATCATCATTTCCAGCAACTAAATACTCAACTGATTCTTCAGGACCGTCATAGCCTTCGTGAGTGTTGACTGTTATTCTTTGTTCAAAGGTTGGATTTTTTAAATAGTCCTTTTCTGCTATTGTATGAAGTGCATCTCGAAAATCAAGGAACGCATCTGTTTGGTCTTGCTTCCATGCGTTGCTTTCCACTTGCAAGGATTTAGCTAGAAGTTGATCCCATTGTTCTGTACCTGTATTGTTTAGTTCTTGTAGTGCTGTTAAGGATGTCTTGTTCTCTTGAAGTAATTGATTAATAGCTGGTTGGTGTGCTGTTTCAGCTATGGGCAACGCTAGTATTGAATCGTAGTTTATATATGCCTCTAACCCATGTGTAATTGGATATTTTTCAGGCTTATCTTCATGCATTTGATGGAAAACTCTTGCCATTCTATTATCGTCTCTTTGTGCAGACGCTTTCCCAACGTGTAATGAATAATACTCATCATCTTGTACATAGTTAAATGGGTAATGCTCTCTAAACTCCGTATCATTTGCAGCTCTTTTGTTTATTTCTGTTTCTGCATTTACTACATAAGAACCTTTAATCCCTGCCATTAAGTTTTCGTTGATTTCTTGAACTGCATCAGGGTTTTCCACTACACTCAATGTGCCATCAGGAGTTTCAATCTCACCAATTTGATAACCCTCTCCTAAACTTCCTGGCGCTCCAAGTTCTTGCATCGTTTCGGAAGGATCATTAACAAATACCATATTTGGCGTGTAATTTAGTGTATTCACACCTGTATTAGTTGGTGACAACAAAGATGTAGAAAGTAGGCTTGTTCGGTTTAAACTTATGTGATCTAACAAACCTAGTTGAGTTACTGATTGACCATCTAAGTTCTTCACATATTCATCAATGTTTAAATCTTTTATTTCAGCAGCTAATATGCCTCTTCCTTGTAAGTAAGGCACAACTTGATCGGCAGCCATTGAGGGTTGTTTCATATCCATAACTGTCTTTTCAGCTTTAGAGTATGTTCCTGCTGCATCAAAGAAAGGATTATCACCTACATCCTTTATTGATAGACCAACAGGGAGTGCTCCAATAGTTTTTACTTGATCCGTTATTGCGGCTAATCTTTCAGGACTCATGTTCTTTAGTTTGTTTATTCCCCATGCACCACCGAATACCATAGCGACAACATCAGCTGGATGTTCAAGTGCCGCTTTTCTTACTGCGCCTGGAGTGTCAAAGAATTGTTTAGCTGAGTCCATCACAAATGTTGCCATCTCTTCATTAGTAGTGTTGTCGATGTTTGGAAATAAACCTGCTTTTGTTGCCAGGCCTGATCCTAAACCAAAGATTGCTTTCCCTGTTTTGATAGGATTCATTGCAATATCAATTCCACCTTCAGCTATTTCAAACAAATTTGATGGGAAGTTCTTTCTAAATATTTCTGAGTCTTGACCAGCATTAGCAGCCATATCCAATAAAGATGCTTTGAAGTTATCTGTGACTGATGCGTTTGCATCTTGAGTGTTGATTACTGGAGGAGCTTCAATCTTATCTCCATAAAGACCAATACTCTTACCAAACTCGAATGGTTTGTCTACTAACAAGCCTTTAACATAATCCTCTCTACTGTCTTCTGTACCTAAAAGACCAGTTACAGGAGATCGTGCAACACTCCACATATCCCATAGAAAACTCATACAACTCCCTTTAAATTCCTTCGTAAAGGTTTATCCCAATTCTGATTGTAAGGTTGATAACCTATAGCAAGGTAACGAAATGCATCGCTACCATGTGATGCCCAGTTGTGGTTTGGTCTCATTCGCCAAGTCTGACCATTATCATCCCAATCTCTCTGATAGTTTAACAGACAGTCTATTCCCTTCTCACATTTTTCTTCATCAAAGAAACATTTGTCTAGCATAGCTCTCACCTGCTGAATGCCATCATCAATCAATAACTGAGGTGCAATTTCTACTTTGTCAGCATGAATACCTAATTGATCTAATGTCTCTAATCTACTCTTGCCTGATCCAAGCTCTCTAACTCTGATGTCGTGTGGAAAGACATACTGATCGTACACATATCCTTTGTCTTGGAGGACTTTGACGTAGTGTTCTAGTCCTACTCCACTTGCTTCATAGTAGTCTATTAAATGGACTTCTGTGCCAACAAATTGTGCAAACCATAGAGCTGTTGAATCTCCAATACCAAGATCAAATGAAACTACAACACCTGTACCACGATCATATCTTACCTTACCAATACGATCCTCTTCTCTAGCTCTTCTCATTTCGGATGAATAATAAGCTCCTTCCGAATAGATTAAATAAGAACCCTCCCAAATATGTTCATACATGTCGGGCCTTTGCTCTTTGTCTTCTAGTCTTGTCTGTTCAAGAACGTCTGGAAACCAAGGGTTATCCCTATAATTCATCATCACACCCTTGCTATCGTGAGGAATTTTGTCCCTGAATCTCTCATTGGTGGCGGAATATTTGGATTCGGGATTCCATGTCACCCAAATTTCGCTATCGACCTCCCGGACTGTAGGGATCAACACATCATAAGCTCTACCACTTAATGCTTCAGCTTCATCTACCCAGCACAAAAGGATACGGGCCTTGGATTTGATTGAATCAAGTGATCGTCTAAGACCTGAGAATGTGTATGTGATGTTGCCATCCTTTGACTTGATGTACTTCTCACCTATCTCGTAGTAATCGTTAAGCCAGGGAATTGATTGGATTGCTGTCTTGATCTCTTCCAATGATGAATCACTCAAGGAGTTCATAAACTCCCTGGCGCAAAGTATCTGACCTTTTCTTGGTGGAGTAGAGTTTCCCCATTGATAGCCTTTAACTGCTGTCATCAACGCAAATGATCTAGTCTTGCCGCTGCCTCTGCCGCCAAACGAAAAACGTGTACGGGCCTTTCCTTCAAAGACAGGTACTAATTTAGGTGGCAGTTCTATCTCAGCTCTAGTCTTTTTCATTCACTTTAGCAACCAGTTCAATGACATTTGGCTGCATACTCTTATCACTTGATGTCAGGTCTTGATCCATCTTATCATGGAAACCATGCTTACCTAAAACAAGCTTAGTGATCGCTGCGTTGAATGTGTTATTGAGTCCTTTATTAACCAAAGTTTTCTGTTGAACTTGCATACATCTCCCTAATATGTCGGAAAACTCTTTGCTTTCTTGACTTGCCCAATCGTATAAAGTGTCTCTGTGTAAGCCTAAATGCTCTGCCATTCCTTCAATGCTTGGGATCATATCACCATACATCTCATAGTCATTAATGTAAGCTCTAGCCTTCTCTACGATCTCTTTAGAATATTTAGTTGGTCTAGCCATTCAGATGTATCTCCTCTTCAGGTGTCTCATTTGCTTCAAAGGCTGTATCAATTATAAAAAATTGAACCCTCACATCAACCTCTTCCATACTGGAGTCAGTTAGTTCTGCCATGATCTTGCACAATGCTAAATATTTAATTGGTAATGTATGTTCATCTAATTGTATTGGTTTATCTATCATGCTATTTCTTATTAATTCCTATTGTACTTGCTGTCAGTATACTCAAGAATGTCAAATGCAGTAAGCCACCGTTCATCAAAGTAAACGGGTTGTGCTGTCCTGTGAGCTTTTTCATAAGCTCCATTTTCACGATGGTATCGGTATTACTGTTATTAATAATCTCCATAAATTGACTAATATCCGGGCGAGATAATCCATACCACACAGGAACTACAAGGAAGTCGTATACGATTAAAATGAGATAAACAATAAGAGCCACCCATCTCCAAGTCATCATGCTTCTCTCTAGGTCTGTCATCTAGATACATGGTGGTGTACATTTTAAAGCCTGTATTCCAAAAGCCACAAATAGTGCGATACCAATAAAGACTACAGCTATTAATATTTTTGTACTGATCTTCATACTGCTCTCCTAATCTGTGTGGGAAGCTTAACTCAGACCTCCCACTCTCTCATTCTACTACCAAACCTCTCCACTCATCAGGTAAATTAAGTCGAATGCCTAGATCATTTTCTGCCCAAGTTATTACTTCATCTAGATAAACTCCCATCTCTTTAGTGGATAAACTTGTTGTCGATTTTACTACCTCAATAGGTTTTTTTGCAACTTCCTCCATCGTGATCTCTAAAAACTCTAGCTGACAAAATTTATGAATTGCATCCTTTGTGTTGCCTGACTCTACCCTCACTTGCTCAATGATATGCCAATACAGAGCATTCTGAGAGCCTGATCTTGTCATATTTTTTGGTTTTATGCTGATTATTGCCTCTTCTCCACTTGTGTTCATAAAAAAAGTTCGAGTCATATTTTCTATAATGTCAGCCTTTGGCTTGTCTCGTTTCAGTATTCTTGATAGTGTTTCACTCACTCTTTTAATTTCATCCTTTTTAAAATTCTATCCGTTCTTAAAATTGCGTGATCAAACATTTCTTGAACAAAATATGGTTTCCAGTATTCATGTTGTATGCGCCCATCTACAACGTCATGACAATATCTGCACAGAAACGCTCCAATGTCTTGACCATACTCATCCTTAGACTTTTCTCCCATGCCTGAACCATTCTTATGTGCAAAAACAGTTGTAGCTCCATTATCATTTAAACACCCATCAAGTTTTAACGTACATGCTTGACCTCGTGCAGATCGAGTGATTGCAGTCTGTTTCATAAACTCAACATTCCCCAAGTATTAACCCAAAGAATAACATCAGCCACGCTGTAAACAGTTTTGACTGTACCTCCTGCACGATCAATTTTTCTGTGCATAGATTTTTGGTTCTTACTTAGATAGCCTTTAGGTGTAGATGTAGCAGGTTTTTTAACTTCCAAACCATAATACATGCCATCATAAATCAGGCAGAGATCAGGAACTCCTGACTTAACACCCTCTGCTTTGAGTCTACCTGCTTCAGCTTTAGATCGTTTGCCACCATTTGGAACTGCCCAATAGCAAATGTTTCGTATGTCTAAATACTCACAAATAGCTTTCTGAATTTCATGCTCTTCACTATTCATTTTCTTTTTTCTTCAGGATTAATTACTT